TGTTACCCTGTTCGATGCGGAGGTAAAGCAGGCTTACCAAGGTGAGTCCGTACTGCGTAACACCGTCCGTCTTCGCACTGGGGTTGAGGGTTCTACTCATAAGTTCCCGAAAATTGGTAAGGGTGTAGCACAGGTTCGCATTCCGCAGACCGATGTAAACCCGATGAATGTCAACTATTCTCAGGCAACTGTAACCCTGTCGGATTACATTGCTGCTGAATACAGCGACATCTTCAATCAGGCTAAGGTCAACTTCGACGAGCGCTCTGAACTCGTTCAGGTTGTTTCTAAGGCAATCGGTCGTCGTGCTGACCAGCTCATCATTGACGCTCTGGCTGCTTCCGGTACTTCTAACACTGTTGCTTCCAGCATCGGTGGTACGAATACCAACCTGAATCTGGACAAGCTGTTGGCTGCCAAGCAGCAGATGGATGCAGCGAATGTCCCGATGGAAGGTCGTCACATGTTGATCCACGCTAACAACCTGTCTGCACTGTTGGGCGAAACTGAAGTTTCTTCAGCCGACTACAACAGCGTTAAGGCTCTGGTTGCTGGTGAACTCAACACCTTCCTTGGCTTCCAGTTCCACACCATTGGTGATCGTGATGAAGGTGGCCTATCCATCTCTTCTGGTGATCGTGTTGTTTACGCTTGGCATCAGCAGGCCGTTGGTATGGCTGAAGGCATGGGTATCCGCACTGAAATCAACTATGTACCGGAAAAGACCAGCTTCCTGGTCAGCTCCATGTTCTCTGCTGGTGCTATCACCATTGATGCAGAGGGCGTAGTTGCTATCACCTGTGACGAAAACGGTTAATAGGAGGTAGTAATCATGGCTTTCGATAAGACTAACTTGAACCTCATTTCAAGTTCCAAGAACGGCAACGCACCGAAAATCTTCACTTACAAGACTGACGATGCTGCCGCTACCGTTGATACCGCTGGCTACTTTGACAACGGTTCTACCACCAACACTGGCATGCGTAACATCATGGCTGTAGGCGATCTGGTCTATGTCCATGCAAACGCATCTGGTACGACCCCGACCTATGGTCTGCACATTGTTACTGGCAATGCTTCTGGTATTGTCGATGTAACCAATGCTGTAGCCCTTGGTTCTGTTGACTCAGACTGATGAATCGGGGGCTTCGGCCCCCTTTTCAGATGGCTGAACAATATGTTGGGCAACACAGGGGGACTGCCATTATTTGTGGTAGCGCCCCCTGTGTCTTTTCTGATTTAGAAAAGGCCAGATCATTGTTTCCTGATGCTGACATCCTCGGAGTCAATAACACAGCAGCAATGATCCCTGAGATAGAGCATGTTTGGACGCAACACGCCGAACATGCAAAGAAGTTTAAGGAGGCAGCACCTCGCAAAATCTATATCCACTCCAAGCCTAGACGGTATCGGAATGGAGGCGGAATGTGGCTTTTGCCAGTTGCTGACTACCTGTGGGAGAAGGTCGATTACCAATGGCCTGATCTGCATTGGGTGTCAGGCTCTAGCGGTGTAGCTGGAGCATTGTGGGCCAAGCATGGACTTGGGTATGACATGGTGATTATGTGTGGCATTCCGCTCAGTGAGGATTCCACCAAGTACACCGATAAATACCCATCCAGACCCACAAAAGATGGTGGTAATTTTGCTGAGATAAGACAACTGCGGAAGTGGACAGCAACCCTCCAGCAGTATGTAGAGGATGGCAGAGCAGCCGGAATCTACTCAATGTCTGGCACAACGAACAGGATTACGGGTGATCCGCCATGCTGATTGAAGATGCGAGAAACCATGAGTTTGAGAAGTACGAAAAGTGCTACAAGAACCCAAAGTACCGCATGGGAGATCGCAGGAAGGCTCACATTGAATGGGCATTGAGCAATATCAACCCAAAAGGTTCTTTGCTTGATGTTGGGACTGGCAGGGGAGAAACCTTGGATATGGCAGAGGCAATGGGCTTCACTATGGTTCAGGGGGTCGAAACTGTCGATTATTTGTGTGACGGTAATCGGGTAATTCAGGGCTACGGACATAGTTTACCGTTTCCCGATAAATCCTTCGATACAGTCACGATGTTTGATGTGATGGAGCATTTGGTTCCTGAAGACACTGGAACCGTATGTGACGAGCTAGAACGAGTTGCCAAGCGTACAATCCTTCTGACGGTACACAATGGCAGCAGCAGTTTTGGGGATGTTGAGCTTCACATTAACCGCAGACCATCTTACGAAGAATGGTTTGAAGAATTGCAACAACGGTTCTCCGGCAAAGTAGAATGGCTACCTAGGCGGGGTTCCATTAGTGAAATGTTTAAGGTGACTTATGGCAGCAGGTGACTCAGCATTAACGATTTGTTCTGATGCGCTGATTCTGCTTGGCGCAGCACCCATCTCGTCTTTCAACGAAGGTACTGACGAAGCCAATACTTGCGACCGTCTGTACCCGGATGTACGGGATGCAACGCTCCAGATGTATCCGTGGAGCTTTTCGTTCAAGAAAGTCCAGCTTGCTCGTACCCTGAATACCCCAGTCAATGAGTGGAAATATGAGTACCAGCTTCCTTCAGATCGCATTGGCCCTCCTCGTGCTGTATTTAATAGCGCAAGCGTAGGTGCTAGACCCAATACCTATTGGGAGATCTATGGCGATAAGATTCTTACGAATGAGGAAACCATCGTCATTGACTATCAATTTTCAGTAGCTGAATCGGCAATGCCTGTTTATTTCGTGCAGCTTCTGAAGTATCAGATGGCTTGGCATTTGGCTGAACCGATTACGGATCAGGTCAGCAAAACGGATTATTGGAAGACGGTTGCGATGGGTTCTCCTGGCGAAAACAACCGTGGTGGCTACATGCGGACAGCCATGAACATTGATGGTCAAGGCAATACGCCGCAGATGATCGAAGACTACAGCCTCATTGCAGTACGCTACTAATGACCAAGTTCGTAGATTTTCAGACCAACTTTACTAGCGGTGAAATTGATCCGCTTCTCCGCGCTCGTACTGACATTAAGCAGTATGCCAATGGTGCGGATAAGTTGACTAATGTACTGGTACAGCCTCAAGGTGGTGTAAAACGCCGCCCTGGTCTGAAACACATCTACGAGCTGGATGCAGCTTATGCTCCTCAAGATGGCATCCGTTTAGTGCCATTTGAGTTCAGTCGTGACGACAGCTACATGCTGATGTTTACCCATCAGAAAATGCACGTTATCCGTAACGGTGCTGTTGTTGATGACATTAATGGCACTGGTAACGATTATCTGACTGTTTCTGCGTTGACTTCAGCCATGATCAATGACATGTGCTGGACTCAATCAGCCGATACTTTGATCGTTGTGCATGAAGACTTACAGCCTATCAAGATTGTTCGTGGTGCAACCAATGCAGATTGGGCGGTCAGCACGATCACTTTTGACAGCATTCCTCAGTATGGCTTTACCATTAATATTGATGCAGGTACTTCTCGTGGCACAGGCACAGAATCTCTGACTCCTGATGAGATTAGTGGCACTGTCACTATTACTGCTTCAGGTAACGTATTCACGGCTGCTGACGAAGGTCAATACATTAACGCTACACCTCAGGGTCGTTTGCGTATTACTGAATACACCTCTGCAACCGTTGTCAAAGGTATTACTGAAGTTCCATTCTTTAGCACTGATCCGATTGATCCAGATAACTGGGAAGTCGAGAGAGGCTACGAAGATACTTGGTCAGCAGGAAAAGGCTGGCCTAGAACCACTACCTTCCATGAAGGTCGTCTGTACTTTGGTGGCAGCAAGACTCGCCCCTCTACGGTCTGGGGAAGCAAGGTAGGGTTCTACTTTGAGTTCCAGCCTGTAGAAAACTATGACGATGATGCAGTAGAGGCTACGCTAGACACCAATACCTACAATTCTATTGTGGATATTATCTCTGGTCGTGATCTACAGATCTTTACGACAGGTGGTGAGTTCTATGTTCCACAGGCCACAGAGAACCCTGTAACGCCCACCAGCTTCTTTATCCGTACTGCTAGCCGTAATGGTGCTAGAGAGGGTATCCGAGTCACTCAGATCGACTCAGGAACCATCTACCTACGCCGCCAGGGTAAGGCACTGTCTGAGTTCATCTACAGCGACACTACTTTGTCGTATGTGTCCAATTCCATCTCCCTGCTGTCCTCTCACCTGCTGAAGGGGCCAAAGGAAATGGCACTGCGTAAGGCAACCTCTACGGAGGAATCTGACCTTCTGCTGATCGTGAATGAGGATGATGGCTCTATGGCAGCCTACAGCCTGCTCACCCAGCAGCAGGTTGTGGCTCCAGCAGAGTTCATTACGGATGGTAATTTCATCGAGGTGGGCGTAGATATTTCTGATATTTATGTGGTCACCAAGCGTACCTTTAACGGTACGGATAAGTATTTTGTTGAGTATTTTGATAGCAATGCATTTACAGATTGCGCCTTCACTGGAGGGGCTGTCTCAGGGGTTTCATCCCTGCCTCATGAGGGCGCAACCTTAAATGTGATTGCTGACGGTAATGTGCTTGGAGATGAGGTGGTTTCCTCTGGCTCCATCACCTTTGATCGTGCCTCTACCAGCAGTTATGAGGTAGGTCTGCCGTATGAGGTTTTGGTCAGAACCATGCCGATTGAGCGTGACATTGGCACAGGTACTCGTATCGCTTACAAGAAACGAGTCGTTGAGGTCAATGCAATCCTGAACGAAACCCAGCACATCAACATTAACAACATCTTGGTTCCGATTCGTGCTTTTGACACGGTTGGTACTCTGGACAATCCAACCCAGAGTTTCAGCGGAATCAAATCTTTGTATGGCATTCGTGGTTACTCAAAGACAGCTCAGGTCACTGTAAAGCAGGAATACCCGCTAAAGATGACCTTGCTGGGTCTTGAGTACAAAGTAGCTACAAGCGGAGGCGTGTAATGAGTGCAACAATTGCAATTGCTGCGTTTCAGGCTTTTAGTACGATTCAGCAGGGTAGATACCAGCAAAAGATGTACAACCTGCAAGCAAAGCAGGCTGAACTACAAGGTCGTCAGAATGCGCTGAATTACAGCAATCAGGCTCTTCAGGTTCTGGAGCGTCAGCGCAGAATGTCAGCTACTTTGGTGGCTAAGGGTGCTGCTGCTGGTATTGATCCATTTAGCGGTTCTCCGCTGACTGTAGATCGTTACAACGCATTCAAAGCTGGCGAAGAGTACAACCTTGGCATTGAGAATGCAGATATGGCGATTGCTGGTGGATTGGCTCAGAGTCAGTCCTTGCAGGCTGCTGGCAAGCAAGCCATGAAGCAGGCTTACTTCAATGCTGCTGTAAGCATGGCTCAGGGTGTTTATTCAGCAGGACAAACACAAACTCCTGGTGGTCTTGGTGGCCCCGGAGCAGAGTCTGGTTATGGTTTAGGCAGAGTAGGTTATGGTGCTGCTTATGGAATCAATCCATTTGGCGAACAAGCTGGTCAATTAGCAGCTCAATGGTAGGAATATAACAATGGCAGAACTACCTACATACAGCAGAGCAGGAATCGGTTACGCAGATTTGCCTCGTATTTCTACGGCTGATATAGAAGTTAGCGCAAAGACTTGGGGTGGCATCTCCGAGAAGTTGGATCGACTTCAAGCATTTGTTAGTGGAAAGGCAGCAGAAAGAGCTGTATCAGAAGCTCAGCGTTTTGCTGCTGAAAATCCTATTACTCAAGAGCAGATTGAAGCTGCTAAGAATCCAAAAGGTCAAATTGCCTCATTCCTTGAGGCATTTACTGGCGGTGGTGGTTCCATCTACAAGCAAGCATTGGCAGAGGCTCAAGGTGGAATCCTAGCCAATGACATGTTCTTGGAGTCTGTGGATAAGTTTAATCAGCTTCGTGCTGACGCAGATGCTGGCCTAGTTGACTACGAAACTGCATCTACAGAAATTAAAGATATGATTGATGGCTACTCAGCCACCGTATCTGCCTTTAGTCCAGAAGCTGCTACCCGCATGCGAGCTAGTATGGCTACCAATGCAAACAAGGTTTTGCAGAAGGTTGCTGACATTGAGGCTGCTCAGTTTGAGGCAGTGGTTGTTGCTGGATTCAACGATGCTGTGCCTAAGCTGTCCCGTGTCATGGAAGACATCTACAAGTTTGGCGACCAGTTTGACCCAACTACCCAGACCTTTGTGACTGCTGAAGACATGGTGGCTACTCAGCTTGAGCCTATGCTGGAAAGAGCAGTTACCTACAACAAGCCTGAGTTTATCAAGACCTTTACCGAAGCACAGCGTCAAGCCCGGATTAACGGAATCTCCTCTGGTGCTTTAGAGCCTGGTTTTGCTACTAGTCCTGCGGATGCTTACGCCAAGATGCGTTCTGGCGATATGGGCAAATATCAGGCTATGTGGGACATGATGTCTGATGAAGACCGTGACAAGACCATGCAGCGGGTCATTAAGACCGTTTCTGAGCAGAAGAAGCTGCAAACAGAGAATGCTGATATTCGCAAGGGTGACCTCATCAAGGAAGCCCAGCAGATCCAGCTTGACCTATATTCTGGTGCTTTAGGGCCACAAGAGCGTAAAGCTGCAATCTCCCGTCTTCTGGACATTAACGCAGAAGCTGAAACCAAGATCACCAGCAACTCAGAACTAAAGGCATTCCAAAAAGGTGATGTCACCGAGAACGAAGCACCTGAGTCTGTCCTGTTTGTCTTTGAAAACCAAGTGGATAATGGACAGCTCACTTCTGCTGGAATCCAGAAGCTCGCCAGCGAAGGCAATATGTCTTGGGGTCAGGCTCGTGATCTGCAAAACAGGGCTAAGGCTGTAGAGAACAAACGACTCAGAGAAGCCCTGAAATACTACGAATCTCAGGTTATGCAAAGCGTTCCTGCTTATGCTCAAAAACAGGCCAAGCAGGATGTCAATGTAACCAAGTCAGAGATTGTTGACAAAACCCTGAGCGGTGAAATCACAGATCCTCTGGAAGAAGCCAAATCACTGGCCGCTCAGTCTGTTGAGCGAGCCAAGAACGAGCAGAAGGAAAAGGATCGCACAGAAATCATAAATATTTTGAAAAAAATTGTTGATGGTGACCCTGAACAAGCTGCAGAC